GACTTACGCCATATATCCAACAGGAAAGCGCCAAAACGCCAAGGCCCGAAAACTGATACGATGGCGGCACGGCAGGCGCGCCGGATACAAGGGCGGGAAAATGGAAAATAACGACGTGGGTTTGGTCCTTGAATTAGGAGCGCCCACACGGGGTATCCCGGCCTTTGAATGGATGCGGACAGCACTGGAACTGAGCGACGAAGAAGCGACGGATGCAGCCATGACTCTTTATGACAACTGGCTTCAATCCAAAAATTTATAAAGGAGAAATTTATATGCCCACTTTTGATTTTCGCGGCATACGCTGCGGCAAATATAACGAAGAAGGCGGCAATGTGACCTACACGGAGCATTGCAGCATAGGCGAGGCAATGAACTGTAACCTGCAGATGCGCTTTGCAGAGGGCCGCCTCTACGCTGAAAGCGGCCTGGCAGAATATCTGCGCAAGGCGACGGGCGGAACGATTTCTATAGGAGTCAAGTATATCCCGACAGACGCACAGAAGCTTATGTTCGGAGCGAGCGACAAGACCAGAAAAATCGGCGAAAAACAGGTGCCGGGGCTTGTCTATTCCGCAAAGGATAAAGGCGATTACATAGGCGTTGCCATGTATGCGCCGGATCTGATAGACGGCGAAGAAAAATATACCTGTCTGTTTATAATGAAATCCCGATTCGGCCATCCGGGATGGAACCTCCAGACCATGGGCGAAAATATTACTTTCCAGACGCCCACTACCACAGGCGAGTTCCTGGTAAAGGACAAAACCGGTAAAG